GTTGGATCCTCAGATGGATCGAAGGTAATGCGGTTGGACATATTAATAGGTTGTGGAGGTTACGTTTCCAAAGGTGGGGCGGACCTTCCCCTTCTTGCCATATTTACCGGCTGAAGGATTAGAGGTTCCATCTACTTTTTGTTTAACGCCGTAGCTGACTTCATTAGAAGAAAGGGCGTTCTCAATAGGGGTAGGTTCGTATGCCTCGTTATGAGGTGTTGCGGGATTGTCGCCTAGATACTTACCGTCAGCCTTGCGGGCTCGGCGGCGCTTGGGGGTTGGGTTGCTGTCCATCTTGGTTCATCATTTGTTCTGCCATCGGAGACTTAGCCAGTTGACCGGCCTGCTCTAATAGCGTTTGCTGTTGTTGTTGTTGCTGTGCTACTTCACGCTCTTGAGCGAGAGCTTGCTCATCCTTGACGAGGCCCATTGATTCAATGCCGCTAGCTGCTGCTAGTCGACGAAGGAACTCAGAAGGGTCGATGTATTGCATCATCACTTCAGGACCCATGCCTTGAGCGATGGTCGTCACAAACTCCATCAGAGCTTGACGATCTTGACCACGGCCAATGCCATTTAAGCCAGCCACAACGGTGGGCATGACCAAACCTTTAGGGAGCTTGGGGACACCGTCTTGACGTTGTAATGCTTGAAGCTTACGGGCAAGGTAGGGGCGTAGTAGGGTTGCTGTCAGACCGGAATAGATTCCACCGAGCTGTTCATTCAGCTCCTGTGCAACGGCATTTACCTCGGCGGCAGTTGTGCGCTCGCTGTCACGAACAGCACCATTCATAATCAAGAACGCCTCAGAGATTCTCTGGGTTAGGTTCTGGATCATCTGCTGAACTGTTCCGAAGTCGGCGGTCTTACCTACTTGGACTACACCTACATCATCAGGTCGGCCTTGGATAATTGCACCATTCTGAGCACGAGCCAATGACTGAGGCTTCGTTGTTGCAGATGGGGATACAAGAAAGATAACCTTTGCTGCTGCTGCACTACCTTCCACAAGGCTTTGCATCAGACGCTCAAGACTATTTAGGTCACCTAGGAATTCTTCCACCCGTCCACGGCCATAGCTCTCGCCATCGCAATGGTTAAAGGTGATTGGCATCCAAGGGGTGGTCTTAACTGGTGACGAAGAACGGGATCCAGGGATCACCTTACCGTCGCACTCTTGATACCATTTATGTTGTCCGTCCTCAAGCTTGACGTGGGTATAAACCACAGCGTCGTCGCTTTGACCTTTGTTCATTGAACTGGCCACACCAAACTTAGGCCCGTCTTCTCCAGGGGAGTTCACGTCCTTGTCTGTGTCTAGAGGCTGGAAACCTTTTGGTAGGAGTTCACGGGAGACGATCTCCTTAGTGACGATCTCTTGCACGTTATCGTTACCATCCCGTGCAACAACATAACGATCCAGGGGATAGATTTTTAGGTTCTTCTTAGCGTCATAAATCAGGGAGTTACCAGTAACCACCAGATGCTTCATTGCAACATGGAGCTGGACACGGTCTGTAGTCTCAGCAATCTGTTGCATGACCATCTTCTCCATCTTGGAGAGAGCCATGTCGATCTGACTGCGAGTCTCAGGCGTAGCCTCTGGGATCTTCTTTAACTCAACATCATTAATCTGTAATTTAAAAAATGAGGTGTTCAGAGGGAACAAACTAAGCATCAGCTTTGCAGCTAAGACGTTGACGCCTTTAGCTCCCTGGCTTTGCCAAGGTGTGGGCAGTCGCTCACCACTCGCATGTCCCTCTTCAGTTAGAAGGTATGGGAGTGTCAGCTTTGCACAAGTACGAGCTACATCTAGGAATTGTTCTCTATCTGACCTCAGGGCCTCATAACGGGCCGAGGCGTTTGCTTCCATTAGTTGATAAGGCTTGAGGTACCACGGGTGGCCCGACGGGATCGAGCTTGAGTAGATTTAGGCGTGCGGACGATTGCCATACGATTACCTGCATTGGTTAACTCAGGTGCAGGTGGAGCACTGATACTCATGGGAGTGTTGGGAGTAGGAGCAGGTAACAGAGCTTCTTGTTCTTGACGGGGAGCCTGAACCACTGGTGTTGCCTGCTGTTGAGGCATATAAACCGGTTGATTCATCATCTCTTCCATCATCTTCCGCTGGGCTTCTGCATCCTCCTTTTGATCAGCACGCATCTGTAGATATTGCTGCCGCAGTTGTTCCTGTTGGTCTGCGGATTGAGCGGCATATTTATTCTCATCCATCCGAGACTGAATGGCTGTGATATCCCTCTCTGAGATTGTACTACCACCTTCTGATTGATACCAATCATCCCCACTTCTTTTCTGCATCTTCTTATCGAAGTCCCTAATCTCTCTAGAGCTATAACCTTCTTTCTTTGCCCAGGATTTATATGAATCGTAATCGTGATATCTATAGTCACCCTGACTCAGCCTACCCTCTTGGGCTAACTGCGACTGAGCAAGTATAAAGGCAGGATCTTTCTGATAGTAGTCACGATCCTGTTCAAACATATAGGCATTGATTCGCCTAATCTCATCGGGGTTATTGGGGTTATTAATGCCTAAAGCCTTAGCTGCATCAGCAAACCTAGGATCACTATCCATCCCCTGATAAGGATTAATCTTCTGAGGCTTTGGTGGGGAGGGGCTACTCATTGTTCAACTTAGATAGAATGTATTCCACAACAGAACGCTGACCGGCTCGATACATGATCGCCCGATCCTCGTCTCTAGGTGTGGGGTTAATGGGTGGATACATATCCTCAAGCTCATCGACCAAGGCTTGAAGGTTTGAATTACCTGGCAGAATGTTATCCATACTTAGGTAGGTTTACGTTCGAGGTTTCAAAGAAGCTTGGCATCCTTGCCCTTTGCGTATCAGCAAGGCCAGGAGCCTTTCCCTGGGTGTAGAGGTTGTCGGACTGTTTGATCCAGAAATCTTTATCAAGGTATTTATCCTCGTTGGTTGATAGCCCATCCATTACCCAAGCAACAGTGGCTCGACGTAACTTATTAAGGGCTGGGGTTGTGACTTCTCCAAGGTCCTTAGAGCACATGGCATGAAGCAGAACGTGGGTCTGTTCGTCCCGTGAGATGTCGGCAGCAACGCTGCGTAAGCCCATGTCACCGTTGAACCGGAACATCGGGAGAAGCACGAAGAAAACTGAGCGTT